GTTTCCGCACGGTAGGGGTTGTTAGGACCCTACCTACCCTTCCTAATAGGAAGGATACCAGCCGATTTTGATGTTGACGAATTCGGCACGTCCTGCACGTTTCAAGTGATCTTTCTCTAGGGGCTTTTGGCCCCGCTTGAGAAAGAACTTGAGCAAGGCGCCATAACCATTCAACTCAGAAAGCGGAATGGTTATCTTCACGCCGGCGGCCCTTACGAGGGGTAGCTGGAGGTGATAATCGGTTTTATGGGTTTCATACCCGTTAGGACCGAGGCGTCCCAGCGCGGGAGATGTCTCTGAAACAAAGGGGAAAGGTATTAATCTTTCAATCCTTTGATCCAGCCACTCTACCGTCTTAAGAAGACCCTTCTTATAAAGTTGGTTCCTCAAAGAGACAATAGATTGGATCTCCTCTACGTGTTGCCGTTTGGTAGGAAACAATCTACGCACACGAATCGACGTTATGTCAGATCCGTAGTAGTAGTCCTTACCACAAGACTCTCTGAACTTTCCAGTCCAGAAAGACTTGTCGTTGTTAACTTTCAGCCCAAAAGCTTCAAGTTCTTCGATAACGGCTTGCACATAATCTACGGGAATAATAATATCATCCCCGTAGACGCGCACACGACCCAAGAAGGCATCTAAATCCTTCTTGGTCAGTTGACGATTGAGCACTTTCTGAATACCCATAAAGATAATGGTCGTAAAGACCATTGCCTCAAATGGGAAACAGAGTGCTGAACCCATCGACGCGAACTTGGCCAAACGGATAACTCCGTGGCCAGGTACGTCAGCCTTCCGGGATCTACAAGCATCCACCGCACCCGCAAGGTGTGGAAAACGCTCGAGTAGAGCCCGTACATGCTGATTAGAGACACGATCAGAAGCTTCGCTCAAATCGAGTGTAGCTAGATCCCCATTAAGGGAACCTTGGAATGCAAGATGCTGATTAGGCACTTGCGACTTCCAACTGATAAACCGAGAGACGTAGTAATCGTCTTCAACGGCTTCAGTTATCGCTTCAAGAATCCCTTGTTGGCAATATTGCATAGCAAGAGGTTCAATTGCGATAATCCTGGGTGTCTTTAACGTTTTAGGAACTGAGATTACCCGACTAGGGCGCTCAGCTCCAGGTTCAAGGAATCGTACGTCAGCGAGACCATTAGGGTCTCTCCAGTCGGAAGCGAGAAATTCCCGCGAAGGGAAACTTGCTTCCAGCCGTTCTGTCCACTCTGCTTGATCGTACTTAGAGTTTCCTCTAAGTCTTTCTGCAGTTGCGCCAGAGCTGACTCGCGGAACAACTTCTCCGAGATAGATCCGAAGATCAACAACGGAGAATACGTCCCTAAAAAGAAGAGATGAAATTCTACGGAATTCAAAGGATCGAGGGTTTGAACCCTCTGCCTCCAGTGAATTTCGTTCATCTGATTCTCGTACCATTCCTTCGACATCGATATACCCTTTCATCGCTCTAGCTTGACGCTCATCTGAGCATTCAAGTTCGATCTTTCCGAACGCCATAGTTATTTGGCGTACGGCATAGATTGCGACGACAGAAGGGTCATCGACCAATCGTCCACTAGTACGGTCGAACACAAGACCGAGGAAACCTGAGAAAATTCTCGGGAGACCTCCTTTCCAAGAGAAACTCTTGAAAAGATTGCGGTCCACGTACCCTTGATCAAGGCCTTTTTGGAGGTCTTTAGCAAAGGTAGGTAGGGTTATCGTAAGAAACGATAGTCCTTCATGTTCGACACGAGCACTGATCGCTTTTAGATCAGCGCTGGTGCTAGTGCCACACCACTCCCCGAGTTCTTCGAGGAGTTGCTGTAAGAACAACATAAGGCTCCGCGTGGATTTATCCATACGGTTCACGCCCTTTCTAATAAAAGGTGGGTGATTCCATAGCCATGATGTTGCCGACAATTTGGACGGGAGGGGCTAAGCCCCTCCCACCCAAACCTACTAGTACTACTGACTAAGTAGCTAGTATATCAATCACCTAAGGGTATTAACCCTTAGTTCTCGCCACCCAAAAGCTGGGTAACACGAGCTCCAGAGGAAGCAGTGAGATACGCGGTAAGCGCATCAACAATCTGCTTCTGCTCCGCAACCGTATATCCGGTAGGCGGAACATCAGCCACGAGATAAACACTCATGGAAAACTTGATGTTCTGCGCCGAGATAAGCGGATCCGGGGCGATTTTGGAGTGATCAACACGAATGGTCCTGCGAGTCCTCTTACCAATTTGGTGAGAAACCGTAAGACGCACGTTGCCATCGTCCTTCGTGAACTGGCCGGTATTGGTACCGGAACCAGTTCGAGGAAGGGTCTGTGCGACCGTGTTGATCGTGATTGATTGGGGATCGGCGAAAGCCATAGCATTGTCCTAACAGTTATACCGCTTTTTGAGCGGCAGTAACGAAGTGGCTGCGAATGCAGCCACGTCGGGAGTGTTACATTCCGACTTATGGTCAAAATGCAACCCTGGGAGATCTAGTCATTCCAAGACTAGCCAGGATGGCCCATTGCCGAGCAGTCCAACTGTTCGGGTTTGAACCGAAACCGAAAGGAGTTGCCTTAACGCGTTCTTTTGTCGTAATGACATATTTCGCGTTAATGGTACCAGGAGTGCTAGTGTAAAACCTAACACCACTGGTAGTAAAGGTATAAACCCTCTTGTTTTTACGCATGAGGTACCCGTACCTGAGCACAAGCCCATCCTGACTGAAATTCGTGTAATTGGTGATATTATCTCCAATATTCACAGACCAGTCAAGGAGCCAACTCCATGGCGCCGCATTCCAGAGAACCTCGGGGGTAACCCCGAGACCGAGTATTTTATCGGCATCTCTTGCCCACACGTTTATTTTCGATCCGAGGTTGTTATCCTCGTCACCGAAGTAATATGTGTAAGCACCGGAAAACCAGTATGTCTCCTCTTGCGAGAGAGTCACACTAGAGCGGGCAGTAGCACCTGAGGGATTCTGGGGCAACGAAGGTTGCCCCGGATCATAACCGGCAAAGAGCGACTGATGGGTGATAAACCCACTAGCCCACTCGTTGACGGCAAAGGAGGTATTCACAGACTCAACCAGAGTCTGTGTAGTCCTCTCCCTAGGAAAATTGTAGCGCCTCCGGACATTACGTCCGGTGTCACGATAGAGCTGATCCAGAGTTTTCTGGGACTCTACTACCGCATGGAAGATCTTAGAAAGATCCCCAAGCAGTGGTGTTATAGCGAACTGAAAGTTCAGGTAATCACCAGCAGCAGCTTGCATAAGCTGCAGGGAGGTAGTACTAAGTTTAGTACTCTCTCTCTTTGCTAGTTTACCGAACACAGCTCCTGTTTTGCTAATGACCCCGCCAGGAAGTCCATCCCTGACGAGTTCAAAAGCGGCACCAGTGACATTAGCTACAGGATGAGTAGGCGTGGTATTCTTGATCGCAAGCGGACCGTAGTAGCTGGTATTAATAGCTGGTACGATCTGCATAGATGCGCTCGAGGGGGACCCCGCCGGTCTACTGGGCCAAATAGGCCCATGATACCAGGTACCTAGAGCCCCACCAACATAGTAGTTCTCATGACTGAGAAACAACTGTGTCTTAACGGTGGAGAATGGGTGACCTGAATCAGAAAAGCCCCTCCCAGCTCCTCTTTTGGAGGATGTCTGGGGTTCGTTAAGCTCATTCAAAAGCTTATCGAACGTATACGTATCAGGGACTAACGTAGAAAAATCATCCCCACGACTTCTAAAAGAAGTAGTGGATTGTCTACATGGAAATATCGAACTAAGAAGGCCTTCGCCTGTGGTTACAGGCTGATTGTAAGTCCGTTCCGCATAACGCGGATCAGGACCATCAATCGACCTCTTAGATAAATATGTTCCAGCCATGAAATTTCCAATCGGTAAATTACAGCATCGTCGTTGCGTACACTGTATACGACGACGAGAGTGGTAGGTGAAAGGAACTAAGTTCCTCACTCTCCTACAAGGCGCATTAAAGCACCGGGTGCCCTCTAAAGAGG